GTGGCAGCCGGGACCGTGCGGCGTGTGGAGATGGTGCAGCCAGTAGCTGACGGAACATTGGTGAGCGAGTGGCGTGAGTGGGAGCAACGGAGCGGCGGCACCTTGGCGTTTCGACAGGCGCCGTGGAACACGTGGGCGATTCGCGTGACGTATACCACCAGTCCGTCTGTGGACTGGGCGGACTACACGGCGACGGTTCCGAGCGACGTGCCGGTCGAGTTTATGACGTGGTACGCGATCCATGCGGCGGCCAGAGCGGTGACGGGGAGGGTGGGCTACGACGATAGCGCCGCGCAGAGATTAGCGGACTTTGCGCTGGAGATGGCGGAGCGCCAGCGGCCGCTGATGGCGGCGACATGGCCGAAAGAGAGTGTGAGGATATGGACACCGACCAACACCCCGAGTATCACTTTACCCTAAGCGACGGGACGAACACTCTCGGCTTCCTGTGCTGCGACCCGAGCGGGAAAGAGCGCAGCCTGAGGCATTGGGCGCGACAGGCGATGCAGCGGACTTCGATGAAAACGGGGACGGGGAGAACGGCTTACAGCGACCTAGAGCCGCCGTTCTATGCGATGGCTCAGGATGACTGGGCCGGAGGCCGGGCGGGGATGGCCGTGCTGGACGACCCCACGAAGTACAACGATGCAACCGGAATCATGAGCTGGATACCTGGGAAGCTGACGCTGGGGCCGTTGGCAACAGATGATACCACGCTGCGCGTGCTCGAGCTGGGTTGGGTGACAACGGACGATGAAACAACTGTGGGATCGCAGTATCCGGAGGCGAACGGCTATAAGCGGGCGCAGGTGTTCACGCCCGCTAGCACGATCACCGTGCAGGGGCTGCTGTTCATTTACGACGCGGCGCTCGAGGCGGGCTACGACATGCTGATGGTGGAACTGTGCAGCACGACCGGCGCCGACCCGTATCCCAACACGGTACTGGTGACGGGATACGCCTACCTCGAGGATGGGACGGAGAAGCGAGGGGAGGCGATGTTCAATGCGGCTGTGAGCCTGACGGCAGGCACGTCATATGCCGTGGTTTTCAGTGGCATCTACTGGGGGACAGGCAGTGTGCAGATCAGGGGACACAGCACGAGCAAGTACACTGGCAAGGCCTGGAAGTACAGCTACGAGGGCAGTTCCTGGAGCGAAGATACGACCATAGCGGACTACAAGCTGGCTTTCGTGGACGGCAGTCCCGGGCCGTTCTTCGCGTACAAGGGACTGCTGCACGTCGTCTCGAACGCGGGCAGCAACGGCGCGAAACTTTACGCGCGAGGGAAGCGGGCGGCGGCGACAGCAGCGACTCGGCAGACGATCACTACAGCAACCGACTTCAGTGCGTGGACAGGCGCGACGGTGAAGGTGATCGAGGGCAAGGGCGCCGGGCAGTGGGCGAAGCTCCAGAGTACACAGAGCAGCGGGACGGTGCTCTATCTCGATAGGCCGATGGACATCGTGCCGGACACAACCAGCATCATCGCCGTGACAGGGACATGGCAACTGGTGCTCACGCTGAGTTATGGCGTGAGCAGTGTGGCGGTGACCGGCGAGATCGTGTATCTGGCGCACAGAACGTTGGCAGCGATGACGCGGTACCGGTGGACGAACGCGAGCGGCCACCAGAGCGCAACCGATGCGAGCCAGGGGGACGAGCTGTTGTTGTTTCGCGACGCTGACAACGATCCGGCGCTGTGGCGTGGACTGGCGAACCAGATCAGCAACGCGCCCCTCCAGGCATGGGGGACAAATCTGACGTTCGGGACGGCGATGGACGTGGGGACGGCGGACAGCCGGATCACGGCGTTGACGGTGTACGACGATATGCTGTATGTTGGGAAAGAGGACGGTCTGTGGGCGGTGCAGGAGGATGTGCCGAGGCGGATCCCGCTGGATTTCGGGAGCATGGCGGGGCCGGAGAACTGCCGGGGAATGGTGAGCTGGAATTTGCATTTGGCGTTCCCGTTGCGGCAGAGCCTCGAGCGCATGTACTCGAACCAGGTAGACGACTTCGGGCCGAACCTTGGAGAAGGATTGCCCGAGGGAAGGCAGGGGAACATCGCTTGCATTTTGCCGCTGCCTGGGCTGTTGATCGTGGCGGTGGATGCTGGGGCGGCGGGAACGAGCTGTGTGCTGGCGTACAATAGCCTGGGCTGGCACGAGATGGCGAGGGCGGAGATCGAGGGAGCGCGGATCACGGCGCTGGGGTATGATACGCTGGCGGACGGATTGGGGCGATTGTACTGGGGTGAGGGCGCGACCTTGCGATGGCTGATGATGAGCGGCGCGAACTTCGACCGCACGCGGGACGCGACGGCGACGTATGCAGCCACCGGCGAGATCATCACTGGCTGGCTCGGCACAGAGATGATGGACATCGAGAAGTGCTGGCACGAGCTGGCGGTGTTCATTGAGTTGAACGGGGCGACGCTGGCGGCGAGTTACCAGCTCGATGACGAGGACGCAACGTGGGTGAGCGTCAGTCCGGACGCAGGCGACCCGGTGCGGCGTTTCGATTTGGGCGACGTGGTGGGGACCAAGCTGAGGCTAAAACTCACGTTGACGCGGGCCACGGCAGACACGACGACGCCGGTGGTCGAGGCCTTCAGTGTGGAGGCCGTGGGGCGGGTGACGCCGCGTTTTGCGTACTCGACTCACGTGTTGCTGGAAAACCAGGTGGTAACGTTGAACGGGAAGCCGGTGGCGAGGGGAGTGGAAAGCGTCATCGGGATTCTGGACGGGTGGGCGAGCAGTCCGCAACCCCTGACGATGCGGCATGTACTGGCGGAGTACGACAACCGCAGCGTGTTTGTGGAGCCGGTGGACGTGCGTGTGCTCGAGTGGCAGCATGGGGCGGGTGTAGCAGAGCGGCGGGTGGCGAGACTGGGGATCGTGGAGATCGGGGCGCCGTGAGCGCTATGACGACGAAAGTGCCAAAGCTGGGTACGCAACAAAAGGCGAGCCGGGGGGAATCGCCGAGACCAGCGACGCCGGAGCAGGTGAAAGACAGGACGTCCGATCCAGCAGAGGCAGGCCATACGATCGGAGGACTACCGGCGTCCGATATCGAGTGGGCAACGTACCGAGGCCTGCGGGCATTGGGGTACGATGCGAGCGACATCGCGTTTCAGCAGCACTTTATGGGGGGGCGGAGATTACCCGGCGGGCAGGTGCTGGACTTTGTTGTGCAGCAGAATCGGACAACGGTGGTGATCGACGTGCGCGGTGAGCACTGGCACGGGGACGCAGCGGGGAAAGGTCCAAGGGATGACTGGAAGGAGATGATGATCAGCGCCAGGATGGGTGGACCTACCCGGACGGTTGTGATTTGGGAGCGAGAGGCGCATAGCTGGACGACGCTGTTGCGGAAGCTGAGCGCGGAGGTTGGGGTGAAGGTATAGCCGCCGCGCGTTGGGGCATTGGCCGCCGGCGAAAAGTGCCAGGTGAGGCCCCAACGTGCGATTCGCATAGTCAAGCGAGCAAACGTTTGACGGGAGGGGAACCTTCGGAGATGAATGAGAGGGGTGACAAACATGACAAAACGCGCCAGGAGCACTGGCGCGTTTTGTATGGCGAGGCGCAGGGACTGCTCACTCGCCAGAGGGGACGAGGGTCTCGTCCGACTCGGTGTGTTTGTACCAGCGGAAGAGGGCGGGGGGGATTTCGGGCAGCGGACGCCAGCTGAGGACGATACCGGAGACAGGGCCGAGGTGAGTGAACCAGCGCCCGGATGCATCGTGCCAGGCTATGGCTAGCCAGGGATAGCCGTAGGTATCGAAGGATGGGCGGACGACGGCGAGGACGGGGGACAGGTCGTCGGGGCAGCGGATGGCAGCATCGATCCACGGCGATTGTGATATCTGGCGCTCGGCGGTACCCGGAGCAAGAGAGCCGAGAGGGAGCGCAGACTGCCGGGGGGCGACGGCGCGGGCTAAGATCTCCGTGTCGAGCTGACGCTCGAGGGCGCGCGCGGCATCCAGCGCGGCGCGGGTCTTGTCGCGGAAGTAGCGCCGCTGTGCATTGCGCACGCGATAGACAAGGTCGGTAAACTCGTCGTCGGTCATCTCAGTATCCTCGCTGGAGCTGGTTGACAATGGCCCGGAGGTTGGACTCGATACGGTTACGTTGGACGCGGAGATAACGCAGCTCGTGCTCCAGGGCCTCCCACTGGGAGCGGTTGGTAGCCAGACGGCGAGCGTCGGCGACGGCGGCGGGTTTGGTTCCAATGTAGAGCTTCCGCTGGCCATCCGGGCCGAGGTAGCCGCCATTGCCATCCTGCCGGAAGAGCATATAGAGATAGCGCCCGGCGCCGTTGCGGTCTTGCCATTGTTCGGAGGGCACCGAGGGATACATGCCCGCGTCCGCGATGGAGGCCTGCGATTCGAGGCGGCACGCGATATCGGCATCGATAGTGGACACGGCAACGCGGATGCGGTCTAGTATTTCCGCGATGGTAGCATCGGCAGATAAGCTAAGCGCAAACACAGTAGCTAGTGGCGTGGACATGAGACTCTCCTCGTGTTAAGCCCCCCCCCACTCTGAGAGGGATTGATTGAAGCGATCGACGGTGTGCACGACACACACGACACACACATTTTGGGCTGTCGCTGCGTGGTCGACCAGCTGACGGAGGTATCAAAACAACTTACCATCGTTGCACCGCCTGACGTCCAGGCGCAGTGAGCGGCGCGGCACGGTTCGCTCGCGCGGGCTGGGCGCAAATGCCCAGGCGGATCAGATCATCACGTAGGTGGCTGGCTCGATCTCCGACGATAGCGGTGAGGGAGCGGACGCTGGCGTCATGGCGGTCGAGGAGGGACGCGGCGACGGCGCGTTGTTCGGCCTGCGTGAGATCGACCGAGAGGGGGCGCCAGGCATTGTCGGGGCAGCGCACCTGGGTACCGGAGCGAGCGGATCCAGGACGCACGCGGGCCGGTTGGGGCGCGGGCGCGGAGTCGACGTCGGCGGCCACGGCCCCAAAGAGCGCGTCGCGCGCCTCTTCGGTGTACTGCGCGAGACGATCCGCCCAGGTGTCAAGGCCACCGGTAAGGGTGGCGATCAGGATAACGACGATCCATCCCGGTTGCCAGGCGACCCAACCGGCCTGGATGGAGACCAGCACCACGGCGCAGGATGTGATGCAGCTACGAACCAATCCGACGTAGAGCCAGTTACGGGCATGGTCGCTGGTGAGCTGGTCGGCACGTGTGTGTGTGTCGCGAGCTGGCACCGACGCCGGAATGGCGCGGGCGATCTGGTTACTCCTGAACACGTTTCACCTCCGAGGTGGCGTCGCGCAACCAGCGAGCCAGAACGGCGCCGACGCCAACGGAAACGCCCAGCACGGCAGAGGAGCAGAGAACCGTGATCACGGCCAGGACATCCCCCCGGATAGCCTGCCAGCGCACCAGCTCGGCGTTGACGCGGACGCTGTGGGCGGCGGACTCCATGACGGAGGCCTCGCCTTCGGCGCGGGTTTGCTCGGCGCGAGCGCGCCCGTAGTCTGTGACGATATCCTGAATCGCGGCGAGGGCATTGCGTCCCTCGATGGCGATCCACGCGATCCCGGCGCAGATGGCCAGGGCCAGTAGAAAGGCGGTCAGAGCTTTGAGCGTTTGCATATGTGTCTCCTGTGGTATAGTGAGTCTGTCTCCTGTGGCCCGGAGGGGAGCGTGGGCGAGCGCTCCTCTCCGGACCCGGACACTACATCCCAAGCGAATCTAGCGCCCGTTTCAAATCCTCATCCTCATTGGTCACAGATGGTTCTGCTTCGGAGCGCAGCAGGACATGGCCGGCAGCGACATCGATACGCAGTCGCCGCAGCTCGTCGTAGATATCCCCCAGCGTCAGCCCCCCGCGAATATGCCGCACCAGCGCCTCGCGAATGGCGACGGACTTGTTTTCTTGCTGCTCGAGCCAGCGCAGGACAGCAGCGTGATCTGGCAGTGCGGGATCGAATTGGACGCTGAGGACGACACGCGGCTGCATATCCAGACACTCCTAAGCGCTAGTGGCAGACGCGACACGGCGGGCCAGTTTCCAGAAGCCGCGCGCGTTGGCTTGCACAGGATCGGGGATAACGGCGGCGTGGGGGAAGTGGCGCGTGAGATAGTCGCCGAGGAGGAGCGCTCCCCCACCGGCAACGATGACGCGCTGGAGGTTGGCGGCGCCGTTCCAGAGCTGAGAGGCTTGGCCGATGACGGTTGCGGCCATCGGTTCGACGATGCGGTCGATCTGCTTGGAGAGGTCGAGCCAGCGGCCGTAGACGTGGACGCCGCGAGCGACGAGGGCGGCGGCTATGTCGGGGTCGCGCAGTGACAGCCCGGGCGCCTGGTCATCCAGAACGGTACGCAGGGCGCGGACGGCATCCCAGCCGCCGACACTGACGGAGGCGGACTGGTAGGCGACTTCGGACAGGCGGTCGACGGAGAGTAGGTTGGTGGTGTGGCCACCGACGTCGATGACGCCCAAGCGGGCTTTCGCTAGGTCCGGGTCGGATATGGCGCCGTTGCTATCCAGAGCAAGATTGAGGACGGCGCCGAATGGTTGCGGGACGACGCGGGCCTCGACGATCTTGACGGTCTGTGCGCGGCGGCCTTCGCGCTGAAAGCGGGAATCGCCAGTGATGCTATCGCGGACGGCGGCTTTGTCGCTGTAGTAGGCGAGGGGGAGACCCAGCACCGCGACGGCTTCGGCGGATCCGGCGACCAGCTCGGAGACGGCGGCTAACCAGAGCGCGCGCCACTCATCGGAGCCGATCCAGGAGCGATCCTCACGGCGACGCAGCCAGCGCGATTGGGAAATGGCGGCATCGCCAACGGCGATATTCACCGGCTGGGAGAGCACAATGCCGGATCCCTCAGGGGACAGGCTAAAGCGAGCCTGCTCCGGAGAACCGACGACGGAGGGGAACGCGCAGAGCTTACCGCGATCCCCACAGGCTTTGACGGCGTTATAGCCGATATCGATACCGAGGCTGATCATGTCCATCCCTCCAGAGAGAATCAGAATGCTCGGCGCGGGCAGAGATCACGCAAGCAGACCAGAGCCAGGCTACCACAAGCGGCACCGCACAGACGAGCATAAGAGTGAGCGTCATACGGCGCCTCCCGCTTTCTCGTACAGATCGGCGGGGATGGCGAGGCAGTCTTGCGCGGCGATCGCGATGCCCTCAGCGTCGATGACAGCATTGACCGCGTCAGGATCTTCGTGGTGGCGTGCGGCGAGATGCGCCACCAGACGAGCGCGCTGATCATCGTCAATCGCAGACAGGTCGATGCGGTACGCGAAGATTGCGGCGCGCAGGGACGTGATGACGACGAGGTGCGGGACATCGGAAATGACGGGGACGTAGCGCCCGCCAAAGATCGGCTCGTAGACGGCGGCGCGGGTCGGGTCGGTGATGTAGGCCAGATAGCGCGCGTTAGGGAACACGGATGACCTCCTCCCCCTTGGCCGTCAGGCCGACGCGGGTGTCAGGACGATAGCACGTGCGCGGATGGGCGATACGCTGCCAGACGTACCAGAGCCAGGCGCGGACGCGCAGAGAGAGTGGGGCACGTGGCGCAGGTGTCGCGGACTCGGAGTCGAGTATGGCGTGGGCCAGGCAACGGAGTTGGGCGCTGGTGATGGGAACGGAGCGCCAGCAGTGCTCGGCGTCGTCCCAAATACCGATGGAGTGGGAGCCATCTAGGGTAGTCTCAATGCGAATCATGGCAGGCCTCCAGCGTCAGGTCAATGTACTGTTTGGCGCGTGGTGTGTGGGGATCTCGATAGAGCGCAGACTGACCTTCGATAGTGACGCCGGGGACGTGGGAGAGCAGGGAGGAGAAGCGGCGCAGGTCATCGGGGAGGCCCCAGAGACGGATGCAGATGAGGTGATCTTGCGCGGCTGGAGGGGCGCTGTTTGCGACGGCGCTAGGGAGTTTGGGAGAAGATACTGATGTCATGATATGTCCTTTCTTATCTATTCTAGTATGTCTTACTCGGACATTTGTCCGGGTCTGACTCGGACATTTGTCCGGGTCTGACTCGGACATTTGTCCGGGAGGGACATTTGTCCGGGAGGGACATTTGTCCGGGTCTGACCCGGACATTTGTCCGGGTCACGCACAACGTGCGGACCGTCAAGCGGCTCCACGTGAGCAGGTCCACCTCGGCGCTTTCTAGCCAGTGACGGTGAAACTGAGTCAGGTGAGGGCGGAGATCGGACGCTTGCGCGGGGGTGAGAAGCGGCAGCGACTCCAAGACTGTGTACTCGTAACGGCGGCTGGTGGCGCTGGACCAATCGATGATCTGCTCATCCCGCAGCCGGGGGAGCCACCCGGCGCGGTCTGGCCGGCCTGTGAGTTGGCGCCGGTCGGTATCGAGAATCGCAGCGAGAGTATCGAGCGAGGGCCAATCTCCGCCGTTGCGGTGGGCGGAGTAGGCAAATGCGCGGAGGAGCTGCCAGGCGCAGAAGGGGCCACGTCCCAGGTAGGGGAGCCAAAAACGCAGCTCGTAGCCAGATGTGGGGACCCAGCCGATTCGGGAGAGATCGGGAGCGACGAGGGTGACGCTGATCTCGTGATCGGCTTCGGGCATGGGGGCGGGGGCCGGCGCGATCTCTGGAGGCGATGGTGGGTCGAAGGCGATCGGGCCGGTATAGCCAAGGCGCGCTAGGTTGCGCTCGATGACGGGGCGGAGGCGGGCGTCGCAGCGCTCGGCCGCAAGCGCCGTCGAGACTCTGATACGCATGGTGTCGTCTTCCATGCGGGCGGTCGACCCGGCAAGGTTGTCGTAGAAGGCGGCGCTGGCCATGCTGGTCTGTAGCCAGCTCAGGCAGGCGCTCCAGAGGTCAGAGGTGGAGTCGGTCATAGATGTTCTCCGAATAGCCCAAGGAGGTGAGAAGAGATGCAGGTAAGCGCTCGGCCTCGATCATGCGCTCGCAGAGTACGAAGTCATCGCGAGTGGCCAGGCGCAGACATTCAGCGCGGCAGGAGCAAGTGCAGGTCTGGCTGAACTTGCTGGGGGTGACGCGGGGCGCGGTGATAACCCCTCCTAGGGTAGGGACAGGATAGTCTTGCGATGCGCTGACGGCTACGCCTCGGACAAGGCGGCGTTTGCGAATGGCGCTCGAGATTCTCGGTATGGAGGCGAGGGACGATGGCTGCGTCGCTATGCGCTCCAGATCGGCGACAGGGACAGAAAGCCAGGCGGCGACGGCGGCGAGCGCCTTGGGATAGCGGCGCCACTTGTCGAGACGCTGCACGGCCTGGAGGGTGGATGGATGGTAGCCGAGGGATGCGGACAGCTCGGCGATGGTAAGGCCCTGGGATACACGGGCCAGGGAGACGAGATCGGCGATCTGGTTAGGCTGGGGCATGGCGATCCTCGACGGGTAGGCTAGGCAGATGGGACTGGCGCGGATCCACAGCGGACAGGCGCACGCGCGGCGGGCGCTGGTTGATACCCGGAAGGGCGCCTTGCTGGACATCGCCCTGTTGGGCGGCGAGCGTCAGGGCATCGACATCGGAACCATCGAGACGCAGTTGGCGGAAGCGCTTCATGGAAACCTCCTCACGGTGAAACCGTGGTATGCTAGGGGAAGCCGGGGACGACGCCGCGATTCGATCATCCCCGGCAGGAATTCGCCAGAACGAACGTCCGGCGGTATCCTCTACCGGTTGCCTATACGCAGAACGGAGGGACTGCATGACGCTGGACGAGGCTGTGTGTCTGTTTGTGCAGGCGCGCACCGGCGAGGTCGCGGAGTCGACGCTCGGGTGGTATCGCGCCAGGTTGAAACCGCTGACCCGGACATTCGGGGAGCGGGACATCGGGTCTATCACGACGATGGACCTGTATCAGTGGCGGGCGGGTCTGTTTGCACAGACGAGCCGCTACGAGGATCATCCCACGAGAGAACCGGTGAACAGCCGGGGGCCGTGTATCCACACGCTGCACGCGCACGTAAGGGCGGCGCGGGAGCTGTTCGGATGGGCGGCGGAGATGGGGTTGATCGACGAGAACCCGATGGCACCGGTGAAGCCACCGAAGTTGCCGAAGAACGCGACGCCGAAGGCTATCAGCGAGGAGGACGTGACGGCGATTCTGGAGGCGGCGCGGGACGATCTGCGGGACTACGCGCTCGTGTTGTTCCTGGAGAACACGGGGTGCCGGCGGGAGGGTGTGGTGACGTTGTTGGTGGAGAACGTGGATACCCGGACGGGCCGCTGCTACGTGACGGAGAAGGGGCAGAAGACGCGGGCGGTGTTCCTCCGGAACGATGGGCGGGAAGCGGTGCAGGCGTGGCTGGACGAGCGGGAGGAGGACAGCCCGTATGTGTTCACGAGCCAACTGACGGGAGACCGGCTGACGGAGAATGGGTTGAACCAGGTTATCAAGCGATTGGCGAAGCGGGCGGGGGTGGAGGGCCGGTGCAACCCGCACAGTTTTCGGCACAGGTTCGCGCGGGAGTTGACGCGAAATGGCGCGGGCTTAAAGGTGGTGGCGGATTTGATGGGACACGAGAGCGTCGAGACGACGGCGAGGATTTACGCGGTGTTCGGGAGGGAGGAGCTGGCTGAGCTGTATGAGCGGTACAGCCCGAAGCGGGAGAAGAAGTAAGGGATAGGGAATCCCTTGCTCATTTTTGGGGCGCTGAGAAACCGGCAGACGCGCGATCGGGGGAAGCGGGAACCCAATTGGTGGAGGCGCGAGAGCCGGGAAAAGGGAAGCCCCAAAAGCAGGGGACTCATAAGCCCTTGGTTATGCGTTCAAATCGCATCCTCGCCATGTAACGGGCATGGGTCGAGAGACCTATTCGCCTGTTAAGGTTCGTGAGGGGGGCGAGAGCTTGCGGGCCGATAGCCCCCCGTTTTTTTTACTAGTCGCGCTCTTGACGAAGCTGGCGGATTTTGAGGTAGCGCTGGGACTTGGCGTCGTTGTGGACGAGCCAAGGCAGCGGCTCAGTCTGTTTCGTGCCGTTGAGCTGGTGGCGCATGAGCATTTGGCGGATGCGGCCATGTGAGACACCGCAGAGTTTGGCGTACTCGGGTAGCGGCCAGGATGCAGGCTCTGTCATCGTCCCCCCTTTCTGTGTGAAGCAACACCATTGTAACGCATAGGAGGTTATATGTCAATACCCAAAACAGTCAGGGCGGGAAAGTCGCGGCGATGGGCGGCGGTGCTGGAGTTCGTGGTGGGGTGTTTCGGCATCTACGGCTTCGGGTATCTGGCAAAGGGGGCATGGGCGGAGTGGCTGTACTGGTTGCTGCTGGTGAGTCCGCTGGTGCTGGTCGGGGCACGGTTGGCATTCCGAGCCGTGGGGCTATCGGGGGATTGGGCGGTGGCTGTGCAGCTCGTAGGCGCGTGGCTCTCGGCGCGGAGGGTGGCGCGGTTTGGGGCCGTGGCGGATCCTGCCAGATCGAAGACCGAGGGCGCATACAATGAACCACAAAACAACGAGTAGGCCCAAGGCCTTATAGTGGCTTTGGGCATAGATGGTGTGGGTGTGCGTCAAAATGACGCAGCGTGGCGAAGAAGGGCCTTGCAGGCCACGCTAGCGCGGATTGTGGGGGGCGGGTTTACGTTGGTTGCGAAGGGCGGTAATGGCGTTCTGAACTAGATCGACGCGCGCCCAGCCGGAGCGGAGGTCGGCGGTAGCGGCGATGGCGTGGTAGGCGGCGAGGTCGATGATACCCTCATGGATGAGGGCGCGGAGATCGGCAAGCGCCGCAAGGAGTTGGGCGTCGGAATGGTCATCTATGGGGCGGATGGGTTTCCGATAGCGCATGGGGCCTCCTGTAGAACACTTGACTTATAGAACGGCTGGCCTATACTGATTATAGCGGCGTGCGCAGAACCTCCACAACGGCAGCGCGGCTCGGTTCCCTCCACCGAGCCGCGCTGCACGTTTGTTATAGGGGACAAGACACAGACTATAAGATTGGGTGTATACTGAGGGTAGCACGACGCAAGCGAAACGACTGGACAGTCGTCTCAATGGCGTCGTGCTTTGTGTTGTGTGGGCAGGTCATCAACTGGCGGAGGTGGGGTGTGACGGCTGAGGAACTGGGGGCGGTGGCGGGTGTGGTGTTGTCGCTGATGTTCAGTTACGTGCCCGGTGTGCGGGAGAAGTGGGACGCGCTGGAGGGGACGGTGAAGCGGCTGGTGATGGCGGGGTTGCTGGCGCTGACGGCGCTGGTGATCTATGGGCTGGCGTGCAGTGGGATAGCGGAGCTGGCCGGACTGGTGGGGGGCATTACGTGCGACGCAGGCGGGGCGGTGGCGTTGGTTCGGGTGTTCGTGACGGCGCTGGTGGTGAACCAGGCGACGTATCAGATTAGCCCGAAGGTGTAGCGTGGAGGTGGTAGGGGCGGCGCCTGCGCCGAACTGGACGCAGGTGCAGGTGCAACTAGCAACGATTAGCGGGCAGCTCGAGGCGCAGCAGGCGACGCTCCAGGAGCTGAAAAGCAGTGTGATGCCGGTGCTGACGCAGCACGAGCGAGACCTGCACAGTTTGCAGATCACGTATGTGCAGCAGTGCGCGCGGCTAGAGGATCATACGCGGGGTCTGGCGTCATTGGAGATCGAGGCAGAGCAGGACCGCGCGCGGTTGAAGGAGCTGGAGAAGCTGGCTCCGGTGACGCGCGCGGTGTTGTGGGTGAGTGTGGCAATGGGGACGAGCCTGGTGGGCCTGATCGTGAGTGTGATCACGGGGCGGGTGCGGTTGGTGTTCGGGCCGTAGGATTGGGGCCGTGGCCGCGACCAGGTCAGGCCTAGCAGGAACCCAAGCAGTGTAGATTGGGGCCATCGCCGTGAAGCGTGGGAGCTGCTGAGGGTATCAAAGGCACAGGCTGGCAGCCTGTGCTACAGAGGACAGGAGTGGGAGGTGGGTATGCCGGATGTGAAGATCGTACAGGCGACGATTGCGAACGGGGCTGCGGAGAGCGACCCGATCGAGATGCAGGACTACTTTCTGACGGGCATCAGTATGCCGGCGGCGTGGACGGCGGCGAGTTTGACGCCATATGTGGCTGTGGGCGGGACGTTCCAAGCGGTGGAGAACGAGGACGGGGTGGTGGAGATCACGGTGACGGCGGCGCAGTTGCGAACGTTGGCGCCGAGTGCTACGGCGGCATGGACGCGGCTGAAGCTGAAGAGTGTCGCGGTGGGGGATCCGACGACGGCGGTGAATCAGGGGGCGGCGCGGGTGCTGACGCTGGTGCTGACGCGGGTGCCGTAGATGGCGACGTACTATATCGACTATGCCGCCGGCAACGATACGACCGGCGACGGCAGCTCGGGCGCGCCTTACAAGACGCTGACGAAAGCGCTCACGATCGCGGGAAACGGCGACACGGTAAAGGCTCGCGGCGACAGCGCGGACAAGACAACCTGGTTTCGGGAGTACGCTCACACCGTCTCGGAAACGACTTTCACACTCGAAGCCGACACCGGGCATACTCCCGTCTTTGTCCCGACTCACGAGTACACGAGTTGGAGCAAGACCTCGGGAAGAACGAACGTCTATGAAGCCGCGTACACCTCCGGCTCTTGCTGGGGCGTCTGGAATGGTACGACGCTCTTGACCTCGGTTGCAGACGTGGCAACCTGCGACAGTACCACGAACAGCCGCTACTTCGACAACGCCGGCGATAAGCTGTATGTGAACATCGGCGGTTCCGCTCCTTCGTCGATCGAGGCTTACGATGTCGCCAACTCCTACGCCATGACGTTCTCCGGCTCCGGGGCGACGGTGCGCAGCATCCGGTATTGGTACCAAATGCAGGCGCTCCGGGTGACGGGCGCTAACGCTCTTATCTCTGCCTGTGACTTCCGGTACAACTCAGGATACAGCGCCGCGGCTGATTTCGGGTACGTGCTCATCAACGCCAGCGGTGCGACGGTGGAAGACTGCACAATGTCTTATGGCGTCTCCAATAAGACGTATGGCGTCGGCACCGGCTCAAGCTGCGCCAGTATGACGGTGGACGGCTGCACCTTTACGGGTCCTGGGCATACGATGGTCTATATCGAGTATGGGACGGGGCATGTCGTTGACAACTGTGTTGCTTCTGGCTTGTACGTCGACGGCTACAACGCTATCGGAGCCTCGGCGGGGATCATCCGCAACTGTACGGCGTATGACTGCGTACATGGCGGCGTTCGCACTGGCGCGAGCGGCGGCACCAGCGACTGGATCACGCACCACTGCACGCTCTACCGGACCACCGGTACCATGAACTTCGGCTATATCTCTGATGGTGGAGATGCGGATTTTTACCATTGTGTTGCTGACGGGGTGGGGCGCGGCTTCATCATCCAGACCAACGGCGAGGTAAACGCTGAGAACTGCATTGTCATCAACTGCTCGAACAACGCCTACTACATCAACCCCGCTAACAGCCCGACAGGGACGAGGGACTACAACCTGGCCTACAACTCGACGAGCGGAAACTACAGCACGTGGACAAAAGGCGCGCATGACCTTGAGGACAACCCGGACTTCGTCGACGCGGCGGGGCGGGACTACCGGCTGACGGGCGGGAGCCCCTGCATTGATGCCGGCGTCGCCGTTGCGGGGATTACTCCAAGTTATCGCGGCGCGGCGCCAGATATTGGCCGCTACGAATACACGGTCAGGGATACATCGTTGCTGAAGCTGCTATTGTGAGTGGCTATGATCGCTGAGCCTATGGACGAGCGGGCGGGGGACGTGGAGGCCTGGACTGAAACGGCGGGCGGCTGGTTCGAGGAGGCGTACCGAACACTGAGGAGCTTCGGGCTAAAGCCAAAGCCGAGCTTCGCGGGGGCATGGCTGGCGTGTGGGCGGGGAGATCGGGGCGAGCTGCGGACGCTAGGAGACCTGGCGGACTGGCTAGGCATCGCGCGGCAGACGCTCTACAAGACGATCCAGCGCTGGAGGCTGCGGGAGTGGGCAGAGCAACTGCGGTTGTATCAGCTGCGGGGAGATCACCTGGCGGACGTGGACAAGCGTACCTACGAGCGAGCGGTGGCGGATGACAGCACGGCTGCGGATCGACAGCTCTACTACAAGCGGGCTGGACTGCTAACAGAGCAGGTGACAGTGAGCAAGTTACAGGACGCAGAGACGTTACAGGACATCCTCGACGAGCTACGAGGGATGGATGCGGCGGAGGATGGGGAGTGAGTCGCTGGCCATCGTGGAAGCAGAAGCGCGCGCTATGGCGGCGCGTAGGCTACGCGCCGCACGAGTTGCAGACGCCGATCCACAAGAGCGGGGCGAGGATCATCGCCGTGAGTGGTGGAGAGCGGGCGGGCAAGAGCCAGTTTACGGGGATGGAGCTGTTCGCTTGCGTGCCGTGGTGCGAGCGCATTGTCATCGCCAGCGACGAGTACGACGAGGGTCGGAAGGAGTTCAGTTATCTGACCGACGCGCTGGTGAAGATCGGCGCGTTAGGACATACCTCGACGCCACGGCGTGGCGCGTGGTATGCGTACAGCCTGACGGGATGCGAGATACGCACATTGAGCCTGCACGATGGGGTAAACGAGCTAACAGCCACCGGCGAGCCGTACGACATCGTGGCGTTGGTGGAGTGGGGATACATCGGCTGGAATGCTTTCCTGGCAGCGCGAGGCCGGGTGGCGGAGACGCGGGGGCGAGTGCTGATGAGCGGGACGCTTCAGGATAGCGTTGGCTGGCAGGCGGATATGTGGCATATGGGGCAGCGGGTCAACGAGTGGGACGTCGCGTCCTTCGCCTTGCCAAGCTATGCAAACCGGGCTTTGTTCCCAGGCGGACTGGAGGATCCGGAGATCGCGAGCTGGAGGCAGACGCTGAGCCGCGAGGAAGCGGCGCGGAGGATCGACGGTGAGCTGATCAGCAACCCGGCGCGGGTGTATCCGCAGTTCTCGCACGTTGCTCACGTGCAGCCCTGGGCAGTGTTCGATGGGAACGATGACGTGACGCTGCTGGTGGACGCGGGTTACCATCCCAGCCGATACGCGGTGTTGGCGGCGCAGTTTCGCAAGGATGGGCACGGGCGGGAGATGATGGTGATTGTGGACGAGCTGTGGGAGCATAACAGGATCCACGAGGAGATCGTGGAGATGTGCAAGCAACGCCCGTGGGCGGACAACGTGGCGCGCGCGATCGGCGGGCACGAGACGCGGCAGCACCAGGCGGCCCGTAGCACAGCTGAGGTGTGGAGCGCGCTGTGGCCGGGGCTGGCGTTCGAGACGTTCGACGCGGGGAGCGTGCTCGAGGGAGTGCGCCGCGTGCAGTGGCTGCTGGAGCCTCCTGACGGACGGGGGCCGAGGTTGGCCTTTGGCCCGGGGTGTGAGGGGTTGGCGTGGGAGTTCCAGCACTACAAGCGTCCCACGGATCGGGTGGGAACGGTGACGAGCGAGCAGCCATTGGACGCCTATAACGATGCGCTCGACGCGCTGAGGGTAGGGGTTATGTGGCGCTTTGGCCTGGTCGACACGGCGCCGCAGAAGCAGCGGGTATGGCAATCGCCGTTCGAACAAGCGAAACTGACGGGGCCTCGATGGGGGGTGGGACGATGAAGCTACGGAGCAACCGGGACATCACGCGGATGGAGGGCTACCGGCAGAAGGCGGCGACGCTGCAACAGGCGGACGCGACGCGGGCGGCGCTGCACGAGGAGATGCTGGACATGTTCCACATGCGCTGGAGCGGGAAGCCCAGCGCGGACTGGATACGGCAGGTGGTGACGCCGGACGCCTATAACGCGGTGATCGGACTGGTGCGGCTGATGATGGCCGCCGAGGTATCGATCAGCGTTCCGGGAGAGGGAAACGAGATCAGCGAGGGACCGGCTGTGGCGCACCTGGCGAACGACGATGCGATGGAGCGCGCGTTGCGGGCGCTGTTACGGAGGAGCGACGAGGCGGCGAGCACACCGCTGATCGACAACGCGATCCTGAGCGCGGCGCTTTTTGGGGAGGTCGTGATCAGGGTAGGGAACAGCCGAGATGTGATGGCGCTGGCCGAAGAGAGCGACAACGCGGCGCTGATTCAGGCGGCGAAGCGGGTCCCCTTCACGTTCGAGACGTTGAACCCGGCGAATGTCTACACCGAGAGCGACGCGTACGGGCTGAAGCTTGCGGTGGTGGTAGAGGAGATGACGGCGGAAACTGTGCGAGACTTTTGGGGGGAGCGGGCGGCGCACGTGACGGGAAAGGGAGACGCGGGCGTGACGGTGTTCGACCTGTGGGACAGGACGCACCGCGCGGTCTGGTGCAGCCAGAGCGACGAGCCGATTCTGCTGGAGGCGCACAAGTTGCCGTTTATCCCGGTCGTGAGGCGGGTGATTCAGGGCACAACGCTCTGGCCAGCAGATCGTGGGGCGCAGGTGTTCCCGCTCCTGTATGCGCTGAAGGAAAGCGGCATGTGGGACGCGCAAAACATCGCCTACACGATGATCTACAGCCTGGCTTACGCGCAGGGGTCGGTGCCGTTCATCGCGTTGCGGAAGCCGACGCCCGCGACGGCGGATCCCGAGATTGACTGGAGCAGACCGGGGATCAACGTGACGCTCTATGGCGAGACGAAGCTGGAGCGGTTGCCGATGTCGGCGATCCCTGACGAGATGGTGCAGGTGCTGCAGCTGACAGAGAGCAAGGCCGGCGAGATGCTGGTGCCCAAGGTGGTGTTTGGGAGTAGTCCCACCGGAGGCATGTCGTTCAGCGCGATCAACTTGCTGGCCCAGGGGGGGCGGTTGCCGCTGGTTCCGATTCAGGAGCGGACGGCGGACGCGCTGGCGCGCGCGCTGGAGATCACGCTGCTCTGGATCGCGCACGCGGGCGAGGCGCAGGACGTGGTGGACGGTGGGCGGGTGCTGACGATAGACCCAACGGACATTGACCCGGAGCGGGTGGCGGTGCAGGTGAGCCTGAGACCGAACCTCCCGCAGGACCGGTTGAGTTTGGTGGCAGCGGTGGTGCAGCTCCTCGATCGCCAGGTGATTAGCCAGCGGACGGCGCGTGACTGGTTGAACGTGCTGGACAGCACGGGGGAGACCTGGCAGGTGTTGGTGGAGCAGTATATCAAGGCCAACGCAGAACTGTACGCGAAGGCGATGGGGGAGCAGGCGCAGGTAGGGGAGACGTTTGGGGCGGCGGCCGAGGCAGAAACGCCCATCGAGCAGCCCCAAGAGCCGGGGCAGGGCGCTCTGTTCAACACAGGTCTAGGGGGCGTGCCGGCGGTGCAACAGATGGGGGCGCCTGGCGCGTCGCAACCGGACATCAACGAGCTGGTGACGCAGGTGTTGGGCCAGCGGGCGCCGGGCGCGGGGATGAACGGGGATGCGGTGGACGCGCTGTATGGGCGGAGATGATTGGGGCAGCGGCCGCGAAGCGTGGGAGCTGCTGAGGGTATCAAAGACACAGGCTGGCAGCCGGTGCAACAGGAGGGGAGATGGATTTGCAGATGGCGTGGAAGCAGGCGGCAGGGCTGAACATTGCGGCGCGACGGGAGGCAGACGCAGTGGTTAACGGCGACAGGCGCGCGCGGACGCAGTTCGAGGGGATGCGCCCAGAATCGCGGACTGCGCTGCGGAGCGTGGTAACGCAGCAGCTCGGGACGCGAGCATGGCGGGACTACGAGGATCAGGTGATCAGGCCTTTGGTGCAGCAGAGACAGGGGGTATGAGATGCCAGGACAGCGGGATTGGTTGAGAGAGTACGAGCAGGTAACGAGGCCAGCGCCGAGGCCTGTGCAGCGGCCAGGACAGGGGCCGACGTCGAGGCCTCCGGTCAGTATCTCGGTGAGGCCAGGGACGAGGCCGGTTCCGATTCCTATGAGCCGACAGCGTCCGGGACAGGGGCCAGTGGCGCGGGGGGCGTGGATACCGGAGATCGACTTTCGGGAGCCGACACCGACGCACGCCCAGGGGTGGACGCAGGAGCCAAATAGCGGATGGGGTGTGGCGGTTCACGATCCGTTCGAGCGACAGTTTTTCCCAGAAAACCTGGGTGGGACGCAGCCACGGCTGAGGCCGGTGAGGGCAACAGCTGCGAGTGTGATGCCACAGGTATACGAGGGGGACGTGGAGAGCAGCAGTGGGTGGTATCCGCGAGGCGGCGGGGGAGGTGGGGGAGGCGGATGGGGCGCGGCGATGCCGGAGAGCATGTGGTGGAATCCCGGGCTGACGATGTGGCGGTATGGGGTGAGGTTCTGATGGGTGAGCCGTCGACTGCCGCAGAGATGGCGCGGCGCGTAAGATTGGCGGCGGACCGCTTGCAGCAGATGGCGTTGAACGAGCGACGGCAGCTCCGCGAGAATTTGCAGAAGCAGACGCGGGAGCTGATCGCGGTTGCCGTGTGGCTGGAAGCACTGCATGCGCCGGAGACGTATCTCGACTAGGAGGCGGCATGGCGCGGTGGTGGCAGGATAGCGATCTACTGAACCGAATGCGGCAGATTGCGGAGCGCCAGGCGCAGCAGGGTGTGCGGCTGAATCTGGAGCAGCTGTTGCCACAGGAGCGCAATGCAGCGCCAGTCAGGAGAGAGCAAGCCGGCATTGCACCGGAGGAGCGGCAGACGTGGCGTCCGATGTTGCCGACGCTAGTGCGGACGGATAGCGGATCACGCCCGGCAGCCGAGGCAGAGCGCCAGATCCGGCAGGGTTGGTTACCGGCGACTGAGGATTTTTTCCGCGACACTCGCGAAGCGTGGAAGGAGGTAGTTACTCCGACACCAAGCGCGACACGGTTGCCGGATGCGTGGGCGGCAGCGGTGGAGCGAGAGCAGGAGCGCGCAGCAACGCCGGACGTGGCGCCGCTAGGGTTCGCGCAGCCGCAGACGGTAGCGGAGAACGTGCAGCGGCTGGGAGATGTGGCTCGGCTGGCGGGCGCCGCATGGCACGACGTGAAGCAGGTACCGTGGCTGGGGGTGTTGCCGAGGGTGGCGGAGGCAACGGCGCGGACGGGGATGGGGCTGTTGCAGGTGCCTGGGAATCTGACTGAGAACCTCCTCGCCACGGCCTCGATGCATAAGCTGGCAGCTGCGCCGCCGGTGAACACGAGCGGGCGGAGCTGGATGGGGCTGGATCAGTACGTGAAGCAGCCTGAGGGTATCGAGGGGATCGCTCCGGGGACAACTGTGCGGGACGTGTTGATCTCGGAAGGCAACACGCCGGAGCGGGTGGACGAGGCGATGTGGGAGGCCGGGCGTATGTGGTTCAGCGGGCCACAGGCGACGCTAAGAACCGCGCGGCGGATCCTCGCTGGCGAGGACGGGCGGCAGGCAGCGCAGGGCTACACGCTGAATATGGCCGAGCCGACGGACGCAGATTATAGCGCGCTGACGCGGTACCTGACCAGCGTTCAGGTGACGGCGGGACGAACGGGGCAGGATGCACCGACTGCGTTGCAGGCAGCTTTGGCGCAGGTGCAGGAGACCGGGCAGATACCGGGAGAGATGGACATTTGGCGGGAGATGGCGGGACAGATACTGTTGGACCCGACCAATGTCGCTGATGTGGTGAGGGGTACTGGGCGAGTGGCGCAGGGGATCAGCCGTGCAGCGCAGCGGTTGCGGCAAGGCGCGGTGGTGGCGGACGTTCCGGCAGCTGCGGCTCGTGCGGCTGACGTGGCGGCGGATGCGGCGAAGGCGGCAGGAGCGGTGGAGGCGGGCGCCGCAATTCAGCGGATTGCGCCACAGGGGGCGATACAGCAGGCGGGGGAGCAGATCGCGCGGACGCCGCCGCCGATTCCGTCTGTAGCGGCGGCTGAGCCGATTGGGGCCGCAGGCCTGGCACCGGCGACGCGGATCCCGACCCAAACGGGAGACGCAATCGGGCAGATTGCGGCGCAGGGACAAGACGCAATCCCGCAGGCAGCGGTGCAGGCAGCGGCGGAGGCTGCGACTCCGCCGCAGGCGCGGGGTTGGTTGCGGCAGATGTGGGACAGGATCAACCCAGCGGCGCTGACGGACGAGGCCCGTGTGAGGCGGGCCGCAGACGAGACGGCAGTATTGGTGGGGACGCTGACGAACGAGGCACAGACGGGCGCGGAGGCGGCGTCGACGATCCGGCGGCTAGTGCAGGACCCACAGAGCCTGTCGCCGGTGATCGGGGCGGCGGCGCAGTGGGCGGGGACGCAGCGGGCGCGGAGTGTGCTGGCTCGGGTGGCTGACCAACTGGACGCACTGCCGAGTGTGCAGGCCAAGGTGTACAACCCTGTGCATTTTTTGAGCGATCTGGACGGCGCGATCACTAAGGCGTTCGCGCAGGAGGTTCCTTCGAGCGGGAGATTGGTGGACGCATATCGGACGTGGTCGCAGGGGTTCAAAAGCCTGATGAGCGAGTTCTATCTACGAACGCCGGGGTACGTGGTGCGTAACACGACCGGCGACGTGGTGACGATGGCCTACGACGGGATCAACACGTTCGACAACTGGGACACGGTGAGCGGGTTCTATGGCCGGTTTGGGCCGACGACGCCGCGAGTTGCCGACGCACTGAGGGGAGGCATCACGGGTACCCAGGCGCTCCAGGCGGGGAAGACGAGCGTGTTGGGCCAGCTGACGCAGAGCGTGCTGGGGCAGAAGATCGGCGACGTGGTCAGTGGACTGTCGAACCAGATGGGCGAGGTGGTAAGCAAGGGAACGATACTCGGCAAGCGGACTATCTTGGGCGAGGAAACGCGCTACGCGCGGGGATTCTACGCGGCGCTGAAGCGAGCGCTAGGGCAGGTGTGGTCACCCACGATTCCGGCAGAGATTGCGGAGCAGCTCGGGCCAATGCGAACGCGGGCGCTGGAGCAGGCGCTCCGGACGACCTACACGACGCAGGAGCGAATCGACGCGGCTCGGAGCCTGCTAGGTAATCCTGGCCCGTTGGGCCTGGTAGACTGGCGGGCGCTGTTGGGTGAAGACCTGGACAGCGTGAGCGTCGAGGTGCTGAGGCGGCTGGACGAGCAGACGCGAACGGCAGGGAGCCTCGACGAGGTGTTGGCGGCGATCTCGGGTGTGGAGAAGCAACTCGACCTCGATCTGGGGGAGACCCTGTCTGGAGCGCCGTTGCCTAGCGTGAGGCGGATGTGGACAGATGCGGAGGCAGCGCAGGATGCAGCAGAGGCCGCAGCTAGCAGCACTAGACTTGCCGCAGCAGCGGGCGTCGACGATGCGACGGCCGCCGACGCGGCGGCTGAGATGTTTGCGCTGAGACAGAGTCTCGACGCTACGGAGGCGCAGGCGGAGGCCATGTTGATGCAGGACGCCATCGCCGCGATAGAGAGACAGGGTGTGAGCCAGGGTGACGCGCTGGAGCTGATGCGGCAGGTCCGGGTGGATACGAACGCGACGAAAGCCACCGCTCGGGGGCTGGCGGACGAGGTCAATCGGGCGACGTGGGCGGCGGTGACGGAAGCGAAGCGGGCCGGCGAAGGTCCGCAGACCCGTGCGTTGGTGGATAGGCTGTGGCAGGAGAATCGCGCGCAAGTGGCGGCGATCTGGCGGAAGCAGAACGCGGAGGCGATGACGCTGCTGGATGACGCGGCGCAGCGATTGGCGGAGGGGCGGTTGGTACGCAGGCCCGACCTGGTGCAGGAGCAGGTGGCGCGCTATCGGGCTGTGCTGGAGGAGCTGAGCCAGCGGCAGGCGCGACGGCTAAGGGTGGAGGACATCGACGACGCGACGAAGGCCTTTGGGGAGATGCTGGAGGGGAACCGGCTGACGGTTGATCTGGCGCAGCAGGAAGCGTGGAGAACGGCGCTGGTGAACCCGAGCCGCGATGCGCTGGATCTAGCAGCGCAAGCGGAGGACGACGCGCAGAAGATCGGGGCGGTGACGGCGGCAGAGGTGGAGGCGGCGCGGTTGGCGTGGCAACAGAAGCGGATGGAGTACAAGGAGTTTGCCTTGTTCCAAAACCAGAAGTGGCTGGAGAGCTTCCGGCGCCAGGCGAACCGCTACGATACGCTACGGCGGGATCTGTTGCGGTTACCGATCGGAGAGACAGCGCGGCAGACCTTCTTGCTGGAACTGGGATGGCCGGAGGCGGCAGCCCGCTCACTGAACCCGGAGACGGCATCTGTGGTGTTGCGCGATAAGGTGAGGTGGGATCCGGTGTTGCAGGGGCCGGTGACGGCGCTGGAGCAGATCGAGGAATGGACGCTCGGAAAGGTGGCGAGCGACCTAGGTTTGGGCGACGATCCGGCGCGGTATACGGCGCGGGAGTGGGATGCTGTGGCGCGCGCAGCGGAGCGGAAAGCGGAGCTATGGCGGCGCTTGGCTGATCCAGCGCGGGCGTACGTGTATACAAACGACGATGCACGTGCGGGACTGGCCGTAGCAGACGCGATACGGCAGCAGATCGCGATCGATCCGGCATACGCGCAGCGGATGTTGGCAGGGTCGGAGCGGTTGAGCGACGTGGCGATGACAGCCAAGACTCGGGCTGAGCTGATGTACGAGGCAGGGGAGATCAGTCGAACGATAGCGCGGATCCCGGAGGGCGCGACGCACGTGCAGGGCAGGAAAGCCGGGAGCCTGTATGTGGTTGAGTTGTTGGGTGGGGGACAGGTGATGGAGCGGGCAGCGTTCGAGAACCCAGCCGACGCGCTGAGAGAGGCGCGACGCTTGCAGGACGCGCTCTGGCGCGGCGAGGGATTGCCGGCGGCTTATTTGCCGCTGACATTGGAAGATGCGGCCAAGGCCTTTGGGGTGGGGGAGACGGAGGCGGATTGGCAGCGGTTGGCAGACATCGCTGAGGCGCGGGGAGACGAGATACTGCACAACGCGGACGAGTATGCGCGGCAGATCAAGGTGGCGCAAGAGGCGGGATTAACCCGCGCGGATACGCCGACGACGATGCCGGACTGGCGCACCGGAGAGTACCGTGAGGTGTACACGCGCGAGGGGCGAATGAGCCGGGCGCAGCGGACGGCGCGGGAGCGTGAGATAGCGAAGGACGCTCGATCAATGACGCACGAGGTGGTGGGCGACGTCCTTCGGCGGGCGGGCCTGACCCCACAGGAAGTCGATGCGTTGAGCCTGGAGCAGAGAACGAAGCTACTCAGGGAGATCGGGAGTGGTGATCTGCTGACTCGGAAGAGCGGCGAGGCTGCAACTATCGACGGGCTAAGCCCGGAGCGGAGAGCGCGCATCCTCGCAGCGGCGCAGGGGCAGGCTGGGTTGCAGCGTTTCGCGGCGGTGATGGGCAACGTGGACGATCTGCATACGGCGCCGGGGTATGCGTGGCTAGAGATCGCGCAGCAAGCCCAGCAGCGGGCGGACGAGATCCTGTTGAGAGGCGCGGGGTTTACTGATGCGGACCTAGCGCAGGCAGCGGCAGATCCGCAGACGTGGGCGATCTTAGTGGATCAGACGAGAGCTGCCAGCGCTATCGATGTGGGACAGGTCCCGGACGTGTTCGACTTCGAGAGCATAGAGCCGATACCGTTCGGAAATGAAATCGACGAGGCTGCGACACGGTTGCTGGCAGCGGGAGAAGACCCGGATACGGTGGATGCGTTGGCGACGGCAGCGCGAGCCGACGGCGAATCGCAAAAGCTGTTGACGGCGTGGGCGGAGCAGGCGGGCGGGCCAACGCCGCAGGAACGAGAGGAGTTGGAGGCATTGGCAGCGGGGGCGGTGCAACCTCCGACGCTCGGAGAGATGGCCTCGCTCGAGGCAGAGCGTCAGAAGCGTCTGTTGCAGCGGGCGCGGACGACGCTCCAGCAGCAGTGGGACAATATTGCGCAACTGAGGCAGCAGCGCACAGCGCCCTGGGTGGAGCGACGGCTGGACACGTGGCTGAGGACAGACCTCGATCGGCACTGGCGGCAGATACGACCTGTGGCTGTGGAGACGGCGCGAGAAATGGCCGATGTGGCGTTGCTGGACTATAGCCAGCGGCGACGATTCGATACGTGGTTGGCATTGGTGACGCCCTATCACTATTGGCAAACACGGAGCGCGCGGAACTGGGCGGCGCGGCTGGCCCAGAGGCCGGGGATACTAGCGAGCTATACCCGGGTCCGCAGCGCGTTACAGCGGGAAAACGAGCGGAAGGGGTATCGGCAGCGGTTCAGCGGAGCTATCGAAATCCCGATTCAGACGCCGGGCTGGATGGGCGGGAGCGTGTTCATCGACCCGGGTCAGATACTGTTTCCGTTCGCGACGTTCGAGCCAGAGGACTACAGCGATCCGGCAGAGGCGCGAAACATGGTGGACTATCTGTACCGCACGATGCAGCGGTATGGATTTAAGCCCTATGGCTTCCTCGAGATGGGACTGACGAAGGCAGGCGTGATCGGTGATCCGCAGGCTCCGGGCGAGGCGCAAGGGTGGCAGAGCTTGTTGTCGGGCACGCCGCAGGCGCGGATGGTGCAGGCTGTGCGCGCGGCGACGCGGCGACCGGAAGAAGGGCCGGTACCGGGGTGGTTCCAGAGGCAGCCGGAATTGAAGGCGTGGGATAGCTATCGAATCGCGCGGCAGCTCTCGAACGCGATGGCAGCGGGAGAGACGCCGGTCATGGATGGACTCCTAGCGCAGGAGATCATGCGGCGGATTGCGACGGGGGAACTGACGCCGGGCGTGGTGAGACCCGACCCCAGTGCTGCGGATGCAGCGAATTTGGCACGCATTGCACAGGCGGCTGGCTGGTCACCGGAGGACGTGGCGCGGGCTATGGAGCGACTGCGCGGCGCGTGGCTACGCGCGCAGCAGGAGCAAGCCGTCCCGGCGCTAACTGGCGGGCTGGCCGGTGTGACGGCGCGGATCTACCCGCAGGGCGAGCGTCAAGCGGTGGAAATGGCACGAGAGGGACGGGCGCAGGCTTACAACAAGCTGACGCGGATGGGCAGTAGGGAGGCGTACGAGACGTTCAGAGATGCGCACCCGGAGTTGTACGGACGCAGCGCGACAGGGGCGTTTATCCCAGGTGAGCTGACGCCGGATGCGGACTGGACGCCAGCCGACGCTCGAGCGACACTGGCATATCGGCAGACGCGAGACGCAGCGCAGGCGCAGATGGCGGTGAACCAGATGGCGGCGTTAGCTGAGCAGGGTATCGCAGATGCGGACTTGCGGACGGTGCGGGGGACAACAGCCGAGGAGCTGGAGGCGGAGAGGACGCGGTTGTTTGGGGCAGCCCGGGCTACCGGCGGCGATGCGATCGGTACCCAAGAGGCGTGGACGCCGCTGTATGGCAGCACGCCGGCGGAGGCCCGGGAACAGGCGCGCGAGGCGGCAATGCAGGCGGTGAGCGACGCATACCGGATGCTGGAGACTGACGCAGAGAAGCGGGCTTTCTGGCTCGCGATGAAGCGTGGAGACCTTGCGGGCGCCGGTGTGGCGTTGCCGGATGGACTCACCCAGATCGCTCCACAAGCTGGACAGGTAACGGAGGAGCAATTACGAGATTACTGGCGCGAGAACGACACGCTGGCCGAGGCGTTGCAGAGCGCTTACCGCGAGTGGTACGCGGGGCAGTGGGAGGCGTATCGACAGGCGGCAGGGCCGGATGTGAGCGACAGACTCCCTCGAAGTGTGAGGGAGGAGCGGTACGCACAGCGAGATGCAGCGTGGCAGCGGTTTGTGGAGGAGGGGAATGCGCCGACACGACCGGAGATGATCCGCCGGGTAATGGCGCTGTACGGAGACCGGTTCACGCGGGAGGAGATCGACGCGGCGGCGCGGAGCTTGCGCATGCCTACCATGCGGGAGGTGTGGATGGCCCGTATGACGCCAGAGGAGAAGCGAGCGTACGAGGAACGCGAGGCGCTGAACACGGAGCGCGAGGCGTTCTGGGACGTCTATAAGGCGTTACCAGAACGGGTGGAGTGGCGAGAGACGAAGGGGCACCCCCTCGTGGCGTTGATCGTCTCGAAGCAGAGCCGACCCACGGCGACAGCAGAGCAATACGCACAGGCGGCGGCAGTGCTGAGAGCATGGCTGGAGGAGAACGCTCCTGAGCGACTACAGCTATTGGGGCGGGGACGCAGCTCCAGCTCCGGAGGGGAAAGCCCCAATCGGACTCCACGCCCTCCGGCGCAGGGAGCGAAGAAGGCAACGGCGAGGCCTCGTTATAGCGGGGGCGGGTGGTCCTCGAGGGCCGGAGGACAGACCAACTGGCAATCAGGAGACGGGGCAGACTGGGCGCGACTGGCGCGGGTGATGAGCGGGAGCCTACGCAGATTACTTTCCGCGTACTACCTGCGAGGCCAGGCGCTGGAGCCAGGCGCGTTGGCCGAGTTGCAGCGGGTGATGGCGGCGCTCGGGTTCGGCGGCAGCGTGGAGGAGTTCCTGGGGAAACTCAGGGACGCCTTCCAGACGCGGACGGGGAATCCGGCAGCGCCGAGGCGCAAGTGGAGTAGCAAGTAATCCGAGACAGGAGGTCAGTAATGGTGTTGGGACAGGATCAACAGCCGGACGAGAGTGGACTGGACGACCAGGCGGGCGCGGGTTTGCCGGGCAGCGAGACCACGCCAGACGGTCAGGCTGAGGGTTCGACGGAAGCGATTGATGCGCAGATCGAGAAGGCTATCGAGCGAGCCGTCGAGCGCCGACTGGCGGCGATGAGCCAGGACCTCGATGGAGTTATCGAGAGGCGAGTGCAGTCGTTTTCGGACCGGGCTACGGCGAGATTGACGCGGGAGCAGCAAACGCGGCTGGAGCAGGTTGACAAGACGGTGGCAGGGCTGAAGGACTATCTGGGGCAGGACTACGAGCAGGTGCGAACGCGCCTGCGACTAGACGCACTGACCGACCGCGATCAGGGATCCTATCAGACGCAGCCAGAGGGTTCACCGGCAGGACAACCAGCAGCGCAGACGCAGCAAGGCGCCGATTACGTCGCGGCCGAGAGCTATCTGACGATGCGGTTGGGGTCTCCGGACGTTCTAAGCCCACAGGACGCGGAGTATCTGAGAACTGCGCAGGGCTGGCCTGCGTGGTACAAGCGCGTCGACGAGATAGCTCAACGGGCAGGACAGCGCCAGCAAGCGCAGAATGGACAATCAGGCCAGCGGGCGGGGCGGGGAAACGTGGCAGCCGCACAGCCGGGCGCGGGGCGCGGGGCGCAGGGGGCGGGAACGCCTGAAGCGCTCATGGTAGCGTACAACCGGGCGGTTGCGGATGGCGACACCCGCGAGATCGACCGTATCGGCCAACTCATAGACAGGCTGGTAAACAGCTAGGAGGTTTGGAGTGGCAGTAACTGGTACGAGTGCAATGTCGAACAGCGTGGCGGCGGCCTACGACAAGGCCTATCTGACCGCGTTCATGGCGGGCCGCGTGTGGTTCGATATGGTCAATTGGCTGGACCCTGTGGGCGGAGCGCTCCGGGGATCGAGCGTGGCGCAGGCGGTGCTGGAGCAACTGGCGCCGGCAACTACGGCGCTGTCTGAAACATCGGATGTGACGCCGGTAGAGATGGACGACGACACTCACAGCATCACGATCGTGGAGTACGGGAACGCGGTACAGACTACCAAGTATCTCGGACTGACGTCGTTCACGAATCCGACGCGGATGGCAGCGGAGGCCGTGGGGCAGAACCAGGCGCGATCGTTGGATCTGGTGATCCGCGCGGCAGCCGTTGCCGGCTCGATGGTGGTGTATCCGGGCACGTGCGCAGCGCGGACTGATCTGGATACGACCAACGACAAGGTAAGCTACGACTTCGTCACTCAGTTGGTGGCGGTGGCAGCGAGCATGGGCGTGCCCTCGTTCGAGGACGGGAGCTATGCCGCCGTGATCCATCCGCTCCTGATGCGTGACTTGCAGAACCTGGCCGAGTGGAAGGCTGTGGGCGAGTACAGCGATCCGAAGCTGATCTACACGGGGAAGTCCGGTGTTCTGGGAAGCGGCGGGCGTTTCCGCAACGAGCAGGGGATGATCGCGGGCCTGCGGTTCGTGCTGCATCCCTATGGGAAGCTGTGGTTGAGCGGCGGCACCACGGCGCAGGCCGCAACGACCACGAGTGCAGACGCGGCAGCAGCGGCAACGGCGATCGCCGTCACGAGCGCGAGCGGTCTGGCGGCTGGGGATTGGATCACGCTGGGGAAGGGTACCAGCACCGAGGAGATGGTGTTGATCACTGCGGTGAGCGGCACCGATTTGACGGTCCGTGGCGCGGGGAACAAGCTGAGCAACTTCGGTCTGAAGTACGCACATGCGAGTGGGTCCAGCGTAACGGAGGCCGCGACCGTGGCGGCAATCCCGGTGGTGGGGCCGGCGTCGATCCGAGGGCGGTTCGCGAGCGAAATCGGGAAGAACGGGCAGGCGCGGGTCGACTACTCGAACACCGTGATCCCGGAGCGGTTCCTCAATCACTCGTGGTATTGGGTCGGCGGGTTTGCCATCGTGCCCAAGTGGACGGTGAGGGGCGAGGTGGCGGTGAGCGGCGGCATTTACGGGGATAACCTGTAAGCCGCAGGGGAAGCAAGAGGGGAGGGGGACGAGAGACCCCTCCCTATCTCTTGTGGATTGGGGCCGTGGCCGCGTGGTCGACCTATGGCGCG